ATTATCGTAAGTAATGTTACTAGGATGACCTGGCGAGTTTGTAGGACTAGATACAACTGTATTATCTGTTACAGTCGACACAGGATAATCTGTAGTAAATGGACTTGTGTCATCTTTCATTGAAATAGCGCCAAAATAGTTTTGGTTTTCTTTTATTTTATTAATTTCGTCTAATTGCTCTTGATAAGTTAAATCTTTAGAGCCACCACCACCACCTGATCCACCACCACCCATGTTATTACTGTAAGCACCACCTGGGTATGCAGTTGTACCAACATTTGATCCAAACAAAGCATCATATTGTGCTGTGGCATCAGATTGATATTTTTTAGTTTCGGCAAGTGCTTGATCATATAAATCCATTGAATCGTAACCACTTAAACCACCAGCGTATGTTTTTGCTGTTGGGATACCATCCATTACACTACCAGGCGTAGCTAATCCAAAGGCTTTGGCTGTGTCTATATTATTTTGAAAAGCTGAAATTTGACTCGGTGTAAAACCAGCTACTTCCGGGCCGCGATATGGCATGTATTCAATACGTTGTAAATCTTCAGCACGTTGCATGTTTCGTATCGCTGGTGCTTTTAGCCATTCAGGTATACTTGTTTCTTGTACGTCACTACCACTTTTTCCACCACCACCACTCATGTCAAAACTCCTTTAATAAAGTTGTAAACTGCTCAGACCAACCTCTTGATTGCAAAACTTTCTTCCAACCTCTACGCCCTGTTACAGTCATTCCTATACATCCTTGTTGTTTACCAAATTCCATAGCATCATCGTGCATGTCAGTAATTTGCTCTATACCTTGCCCTTGATCTCCACCTGCAAGGAACACATGAAGCACTTTCTTATTAGGATACACTACAATTTCAGTTACTGCACAACCGTTTGCGCCTAACCACAGTTGCATATTACCACTTATTATCCCATCAACTATGTCTTTAAATTCATGAGTATTGCCTCCTTTATTTAAAGCAGACTGTATCCAATCTTTACATCTAATTAATTCTTCTTCTAGCTTCATGGATCATATTTTAGTTTTACCCAAGCACCGTTCTTTGAAACAACAACAGCATTTTGTGCTTCATCCCACATTAGTATGCCATCCTGTGTTGCTTTTGAATCAGCATCTCTAAATTCTAATTTGTTACGTGTATTCACTAAAAACTTATTAATACGCTCACCCCAAATACTCCATTTATCGCCTAACGGTGGTGGTGGTAATTGTGAACTCATCGACCACCTCCTGGATCAGCTTCTATTCTCATGATGCCTGATCTCCAATCAGCAAGTTTGTTACCCTCTACACGCAACCTAATTTGTCTACCCGAAAATCTTACAGCAGTTGGATTAGCGAGTGTATATGTGCCATGTGTAGTTTCTGTATCGTTAGGATGAAAACGTGTCTTAAAAGATACCTTAACATCGCCCTGAGTACGTTCATCAGGTATAAGTTTAGTAACTTTCATAATTTGATCACCATTACCAAGTGATATTGAACCTGACTCAGCAAATGGTTTATATGTTCCGTGTGCAAATCCGTACTCATGGTTATATAAGTTTCCACTAGCATCTGCCCATATTGGATTATCAAACACTCCACGATCAACAGCTGCTGTTCTGTCAATAGTACCTACTGCCCAATGACCTTCTTTATAGTCATAGGTAACATATCTATCGTTTTCGGTAGAATTTTCTGATGTATAAAACCACCATATTTCACTATGTTGTGAGTTATGTACTGCATATGCTTTGCTAATTTGACTGTTAGAGATATTACCAAACACAAGATCGTGTACGTCACATTGCAATTCTGTTGCCACACTACCATCAAAGGCAAAGAATCCATTAGCGCCTAACCAAAATGCTCCTTGATCAATTGCTACTGCTGCCTTTCTTGATGCAACACCACAAGCTGTACCTACTCTTTCAAATCCATATACAAATGGCGCACCTGAATACGTTGCTAAATGTGCATCCGTATCCGTTAATATAAGCGTAGTACCACGCATTCTTACACCACACATAATCTGCCCAGTTGTAACTAATTCAAAGTCACCAGCCTCGTTAGTTGCTGCTGGAGTCCAAGTAGTATTAGCTTCACGATCACACCATTGCACCTTACGTGGGTTACCACCAGCGCCTAAAGCAAATACAAAGCGTTCTTCCGTTACTAGCATAGAGTTATTATTAACAGGTGCATTAGTTAAAGCTGTCGGTAAGACTGACGTGTTTAATGCCCATTGATATATCTTGCCATCCTTAGATGAACACGCTAATAAGTTTTGACCAAAGTTGTCTAATGCCCAAGTTGTGGCTTCTTGATAGATACCTGTGTTTGGTCTTGTAATACCATAGATACCGTTATTCCAAAAACCTCCACCATAAGCAACATTAACACTCGCATTGACATCACCAGCAGTTAATCCTGAAGGTGTTATATCTGATACTGTGCTTGAAGCATTGACGTAATAGAGTTTGTTGTGTGAGCCTAATGCTAAAGCTGATCCGTTAGTATTGTCAACCCAAGCATGTAATCCTCTTGGCACAGAAGCTGAAGCAGAAGCCTTACGTGTATCCCATCCACCAACTGGTCGTAAAGACTTATCATGCCATCTTACAAGATTAGAATCTCTCCATCTGTTTGATGACTCAAAGTCTGTACCGTTTCTATAAACGCCTGGTGGTATTTCAAGTGGTATTAATGCCATATTATGCTGCTATTAAAGTCCATGTTTCAGAACCCTCTCCGATAAGCTCCCATTTCTTACGACCTGATGAAACTATCGCTGAACTAGAAGTGATGTCATTTACGTCTGCTGTATGTTTAAATCCACCTCTTGGATCACTTACAGAAGATGCACTTGTCATAGAAGCACTAGCCAACATAATCAACTCTGAGTCAGCATCAATATCAGAGATACCGTAAATACCATAAGAGTCTGTAGCATTAGCTAGGTGTATTCTTTCACCTACAGCAGTTGTAGAACTAGCAACCGTTGCTGTTGCAGAGCCAAGCGATATTTTCTCTGATGCACAACTCGATGTACTTGTGGCTGTTATGGAACTTGCGCCTACAGATGTTAAATTAGCTACTGTAGTAACAACAGTCACACCAGCAGATAAAGCACCTGATGTGCGTACTCGAACAGCTATTGCATTAGCAATGCCTGAAGTAACCGATACTGTGGATGCGCCTTCTTCTAAATCAGCAGTAGAATACTTACCACGGTTAAATTTATATTGACCATACTTCATTTGAAGTTAGCCTAGTTCAATGTAATATCTAAATCACCTGATGGTACACGGAACACATCTCCTGAAGCTACTGCTTTACTGGCAGATAAGGTTGCATACACCATAAGATTACCTGATGACGATGCATCAAATACTCCTACGTGTGTTACCGTTCCCCATGATCCAGTTGCAGTTGGGAATTCAACAGCTGCATTGTTACTAGTCGTGTCACCTGAAGTTGTAAATGCAATTGGTTTTCTAACATATGCACTACCTGACAACTCAGTACCACCACCAGCTTCACCCGGAGCGCCTGTAAATAAACCTAAGTATAATGTTGATGGCGCTGTGTAAGCTGCACCAGCAAATACATGGTCTAGTATCTCTGTTTCTAAAAAGTTTGTAAAGCTCATACTAATCCTCTCACTTTCATTGTTAAGCCTGATCCACTATAACGAGCAGATTCAGAAGCCTCATTTAATTGCATTACAGCCGCGCTATACAGTTGCGCCCATACTGCTACTCTTTGATCTTCTGCTAGATACGGTGCTGAATGTAATAACGCTCCATAGAGGTATACATCAGGTGCTTCTAGTAAAAGCCAATTATCTGAATTAGTATCACTCAAAGCGGGTAGCTTTTGATAGTAAAGTAATTCAAAATCTGTTTCTGAAGATGGTGTTGGATAAAATTGAAACTGACTATCAGCGTGTGTATAAGCAACAGGCGTTCCAGTTGCATCATTGTTTGCTTGACGTTTGTCAGCCATTGCATCTCTTGACACTAAATTTAATACTGATGTTCCTGTGCCAGTTAAATGTAATCTAATAGTTTCTAACCAATCAGGTGGTATCTGCATGTATTCATCGTTTGCATCTTGTTGACCACTTGATCTTGCTTCCATTTTCATGTGTCTAACATCTCTATTAATTTGAGATTCAGCTAATGTAATAAAGTCAGGTATAACTGAGGTTAAATCATCTCTGTTAAGAAAATCAGCAATACTTGCTTTTAAGCCTGTGTAAGTTGTTAATGCCATATCAATTAAATCCTAGATTACTAAAGTTCTTTGTAGGAGTATTTTCTCCTGTGTACATTTGACCTTCATCATCACGTGCATATGTTCCTTTAGGAAGCATATGTTTGATACCTGTACTTCGGATTTTAGCAGATTCAACAGCTTCTTCAAGTGTTTTATGAGTGCTTGTAGGTTCTAACTGTCCATTTAAGAACATATTCATAACAGAACGATCATCTAATTTCTGTCCATCAATAATAGTTCTAAAATTTAAAAACTGCCCACCAAAAGGTATTGTTGTTGATTGTTCTGACATAGGAGCGCCAAATTCATTTTCATAAATTGGAAACCCATACTGAGATTCAAATGCTGTTTTTGTTAAATTATCTGTTTCTTCTCTCCACGGTGTATCAGATGTTTCTTCTTGTTCATCCTGATTAACAGATAGCAAACCTTTTTCTTTTGGTGTAAATGATGCTCCTACTTTGTTTTTTAAATTACTTAACAACCCTTGCATAAATTCTTGTTCTTTTTGTGTTCTTGTTGTCATGCTAATAGTCCTTCCATTATTGCAACAGTCCTGTTAATGATCCTTCTTCTTGTTCAAACATATTCATGGGTAGTGCTAATGCAATAAAATTTAATTCAGGAAATTTCTTAAACAATGCTAACCGTTCTGCTTCTGATCCGTAAATTAATATTTTTTTTATTCCTTTATCTTTTAACAATTTAATAATAGAAGGTTTAGTAAATGAAGGAATTATAGCTCCTTTAAATTCAGCTATGTCGATTATTTTGTTAGGTTTAGCTTCAAAGTATTCAGTTGCTAATGGGCGATTTACAAGTTCTGCTTTTATAGGATCAAAAGGTATTTTTGGATCGTTAGAAATTTTTAAACTTAATATTAATTCTTTAGCTTTTTTTGCTTGATCAGGAGTGTATCGCATTTGTATAACATCTTCTACTGACAATTTTCCATCACGTAAAAC